ATTAAGAAAAGAGATAGAAAGTATTATAAAAATTTACAAAAAGTTATTTTTAGTTTAAGTTATGATAAATTGTGTGAGTTCGATATTGCTTTGATTGATAAGCCGCCCTCTTTCCCTCAAAGAGGACGTGCTTTATTAAAGCAATTGTATGAACGCGGTTATTTAGATAAGTTAGATTTAAGTGAAATACCGTTTGCTTTTGAGAGATTAAAACATGCTAAGCAACAAGGAGGTGCAAGTCAGAGCGGAAGCGCCTTCATAAGTGATGAGATTGTTAGTTTAGCGAATAAGTGTTTTGGATCAAAAGAGCAAATGTTTAGTTTTAATCATAATGTTAGTTTTAATGATGATAATTTTAAGAAAATAAAAGATATAGTGGTAGAGAGTCAAGAGAAATTTGTAAGTTCCCTGCAAGGTGCTTTAATTAATTCAGGTAAGAAAATAATGGTATTGTTTCTTTTGGCTTCGACGGCAGCTATTTTAGGTAAGTTATTATTATTTTCTTCAGTTTATGTAGTAGTTAAGTTACTTAATTTTATATATAATTTTCTTTTTGGTAATAGTGTTAATATTCCTAAACAACAAGGTGATAGTTTAAGTATTCCCTTTCTACCAGCTTTAATTTTAAAGAATGTAGTTAATCCACCCGCAGCTGTTTTGTCAACGTTATGGAAATCAAATCAGACAGATTTGGTTATGCGTAGAATAGGTTATTTGGGTGATCCAAAAATAGCAAAAGGTTTAGAATCAGCTATAGAGTGGGTTTCAAAATTAGTCTTTAACACTGTTAATTGGTATCGTGAAGCAGTACTAGGTTTAGATCCAATAGAAGATATAGATAGAGATTCATGTGCTGTTTTAGAATGGCATGATCAGGTTGATGATATTGTAAAGAAGTATTATGCAGGAGATTTACAATATACAGAGTCAACGTGGTCAGTGATCATGAATCTCTATAGTAGAGGTTTAAGTTTTACTCGTCAGCCTATTTTTAGTAAATTTAAAGCGGATGTTTGGAAAGTAGTAATAAAATTAGGTAATATTTTAGAAAAGTTTTCAGCTTATATAAGAGGAGGCAATAAAGTAAGAAATCCACCAGTAACAATATATATTTCAGGCGATTCAGGTGTGGGTAAATCTTCTTTAACTTATCCTTTAGCAGCAGAAATTTTAAATAATATTTTTAAGAAAGAAGGATCTGATATTGATTTAAGTCGTCATTGGGAATCAATGATTTACATGCGATCCCCGGAACAGGAGTTTTGGGATGGATATGACAATCAGTTGGTAACTGTTTTTGACGATTTTAATCAGTTGGTAGATTCTTCTGCCAATCCTAATTTAGAACTTTTTGAAATTATACGAGCTTCTAACTGTTTTCCTTATCCACTTCATATGGCTAGTTTAGACCAAAAAGCTAACACAACTTTTAATTCTAAGATAATTATAGTTTCATCTAATTTAGAAGCTCCTAAGACAGCTTCTTTAAATTTTCCCACCGCTTTAGAACGTAGGTTCGATATATGTGTTAAAATAAGTAGAAAACCTAACTTTAAGATAAAAGAGGGAGTATTTGATCCTGAATTGTATGATTTACAATTGTATGACATGAAGACGAAGCAGTATGGAGACTTTATGTCTTATAAGGATCTTATATTTTTAACGGTTTCGAAGTATTTTAAAAATAAGTCTTTTGTTAATTCTATAGATAATTATGTTAAGAATATATTTAAATCTCCGCAACAGCAAGGTGTAGGCACTTTGTTGGGTTGGTCGGCTAAGAAAGTTGTTGAAGGAGTAGCAAGTACTGGATTAATTTTAATTTCTTTAAAACATGATTTTCAGGCAGCCTGGTATGGAGATGAGTATGTTCGATTGATTTCAGAGCTGAAGATAGTAACTTCAGCCTTGGGAAAGAAGAGAGCAGAAATATCTTCATGGTGGGCTAATTGGAAATTACAGCATCCTTATATGTATAAGTGTATCTTATTTTTAGGAACAATATCAATAGCTTTAGCTCTAGTTAAGATGTTTACTAGTTTTGTATCTCCTAAGCGTATGTTGACTGTAAGTGATTTTTGCAGACCTGAAGGGCGAGCTGCTCCAGAAGGGTATAACCCGGCTAGAGTGGCTATGCCTAAATTTGAGGGTTATAACCCCCCTCAAATAAAGTCTGTGAAATTTGAAGGTCAGTGTCCAAGAGCTGAAGGAGTGAGAGATATAAATGCTAGTGAAATTTTGATTAAGATAATAAGATCTAATATGTACAAAATTTATGATAATTATACTAATGTAGCTATAGGACACGTTTTATTTTTAAGGGGTAAAGTGTGTCTAATGCCACGTCATTATTTAGAAGCTTTTAAACAATCAGTTAATATTAAGTCAGATAATTCTATAAGATTTGAAAGCGTATTTTTAGAAAGAGCTTTTGATATAAAAACTTTAGATTTAATTGAGCATCTTAAAGTGGTTGATTCACCTTTGGAAGGGGATGTCCCAGTTAAGTCGCGAGATTTGATGGTGGGATTGATTCCAACAGCAATTTTCCACTCGGATGCAACGCCTTATTTTTTAAGTGTTAAGACTTTACAATATGTGGAGCGTACGCATGCAGTTTTGCCCGTTTTGGTGGAGAATAACTATAAAGGAAGTAGGAGACCTATAGTTATGTTCCACTATACAGAAGGTAAGAGTGTATTGCAGCGAATAGAGGAGTTGCCAGTTACTAATGCAGATGATGTGGTTGTTAGGTATATTCGTAACGCTTGGTCATATAATATGGATACTAAAATGACCGAGTGTGGTGCTCCTCTTATTGCTCGTAATCCTCAACTAGCTCCTGGAAAGATTTGTGGAATACATGTTGCAGGAATTGAAGGAGCTGGTTTGGGTTATAGTACGCCCGTATATAAGGAAGATATAGAATTAATATTACAGAGTTTTTCCGAGGAAAATCTTATCAAACTTAGGCAACCGGAATTGGATGATTATCCAACTCAGCAATGTCAGGTGCCTGAGGATGGTGAATTTCTTCGAATTGGCTCTATTAAAAAGAGAATAGCTCAACCCTTTAAATCTAAAATTATACCTTCTTTAGTTTATAATAAGATAAGAACCCCTTTAACTAAGCCTTGTTGTTTAAATAAGATATTGGTGGATGGAATAGAGTTTAATCCCCGTAGTTATAGGATAGGTCGTCTAGGTAATGTGCCAACCGTGATACCAGAAGAGCTGATTCATTCCGTTAAGGAAGCTTTCATCTCGGAGATGAAAGAAAGAATGTTTGACATTCCTCTTGATTCGAGTATGAAGGCTGAGTATACGGTTGAGGAAGCTATTTTAGGTATCGATGGTGCTGATTATGTACAGTCTATTAAAAGAACAACATCACCTGGCTTTCCCTATGTTCAAATGTATGGGTTTGAAACTAGGAAGAAAATATTCGGGGACGGTGAGTTAATAGACTTGAGTAGATCAGAAGCACGTGTAATTATAAGTAGAGTTAAGTATATTATTGATAGGGCTAAAGAAAATGAAGCTTTGCCTCATTTCTTTTTAGATACTTTGAAGGATGAGAGAAAGCCCATTTTTAAAGCTCATAAGACCAGGTTGTTTTCAGCCGGGCCTTTAGATTATTTGATAGCTTGTAAGATGTATTTTAATGGTATAATAGCCTTGTTGCAGAAATCGCGAAATGTTAATCATATATCTGTGGGATCTAACCCCTATTCTCAAGATTGGGGTCAGATTGTTAAAGTCTTGGAAAATAAATCAAAGCATATGATAGCTGGAGATTTTGAAGGTTTTGATGCTTCTCAGCATCAAAGACTTTTAGAAGCCTCTATGGAGGTTTTAATCCAGCTTTCTAAGCATTTTTTAAATTCCAGTGATGAACAGGTTAGGATTATGCGAGTTTTGAGTGTGGGGTTGTTTAATAGTTTTCATATAACAGGTAATGAAGTCTATCAGTGGACTCACAGCCTGCCTTCTGGACATTATTTGACGGCAACCTTAAACTCTGTATTTGTAAATTTGGCGTTTTCTGCGGCGTGGTCTATTTCTAATAAAAAGATTAGTTATAAGTCAGCTAGATCTTTCTGGAAACAGTGTGGTATAGTGGCAAATGGTGACGACCATATTGTCTCTGTTCCGTATAGTAAACTTCATGTCTTCAATCAAATGACTCTTCCTTCTATTTTTAAGGAAATAGGGTTAGGGTATACGATGGAAGACAAATAGGCCGTTGTAACAGAAAGATCTAGGAATATTAATGAGATAAGTTATCTTAAGCGAGGTTTTAAGTATTGGTCTGATGAGAATAGGTGGTTAGCACCACTTAGTTTGGACGTAATACTTGAAACTCCGATGTGGATCCATAAATGTCCTGATGAGGGTCTTCAGACCATTGCAAATCTTGAGTGGGCTCTTAAGGAGCTTTCACTCTATGATGAGGAATGGGATGAATGGTCAGGCCGTTTATTGGAATTGCTTTCGGAATTAGGGTGTGAGAGCGAGTTTAAAGATAAGTTAGATGTAAGACGTGTAGTTTTAGAAACCAAACTAGAGATGTGATCTTGCTGTTTTCCATAAATAAGAGGGTTTTAAAGGAGGACAGTAGTGCTATCTCTAGAATACCGTTAACTATTTAGTTTTACTGATCAGGATGCGGTCAAAGCAGCCCCTTGGAAATCCAGGTCACCCCTCTAGGAGAAGATAGGATGATCCACCTACTCTCCGAAATACCGGATCGCTACAATAAAAGCAGATGAGACTGCTCCTCAATCTCAAAATTATGAGGAGGCTCCACAGATTACCCAAACTGTTGAGCAGCAACAGGAGCTTATTACTTTTGATCAGGATAAGGCTGTTGTGGCAGAACATTATCCAGGTGAAGAGATATATTCTCCTGTGGGTCTAAGGCAACACACGGATGCAGCAATGCACTCAGTGGTGTCTTTTTTAAGGCGTCCTCAGTTGATCTCGCGCTTCGATTGGTCGGTCAATGCTTCGCGGTCGGAGAACCTACTGCTGACTGCGTCAGGCAGTGGTTTATTGATACCGCGAGATACATTGACAGATCAATACTTGAACAAGCTGGACGGATTTACCTCCATCAGAGCCACTTGTGTGGTAAAGTTGGAGGTCAACGCCCAGCCTTTTCAAGCAGGCCGACTTATGTTGGTCGCAGCCCCGATGCCTACCATCTTAGGAAATCGTAAGGAATTTTTATTTTCTTCAATAGGTCAAGCTCAGTGTGTTAATCATGTACAGATGGACATTTCTAAGCAGACCGAAGTTGAACTGAAGATTCCTTTTATAAGTCCTTATAATTCATACGATTTAATAGATGGTAAATTTGATTGGGCTGAAGTGCGAGTTTTAGTTTACTCTCCTCTAAATTCAACTGAGGCAAAGAGCTTGACGGGTATAGTATGGGTCCATTATGAGGACATAGAGTTAGGTTATCCTACCTCTGGTCTTCCTAAAGCTAGACAGCAGTCTGGTAGGGTCCAGAAGACGCGTGAAGAGGAAGCAAAAGGAGAGAAAACAGGTGCAATGGGTACTTTGGGAGGTAGATTAATAGCGGGCATAACCAAGACCATAAATGGTGTAGGACAGGTGGCTGACGGGTTAACGAGCATTTTTGGATGGTCGAAACCAATTTTAGCTAAACCTGGTTGTACGGTGTTGAATAGACCCACAGAGGGTTTTGCGAATTTGGATGGTGTGGATCACTCTTATGTATTGGCAATGTCAACTGGTAATGCAGTTGATTATTTTCCAAATACATCTTGTACGAAAATGGATGAGACATCTTTTGAGTTTTTGAAAAAGATACCTCAGTACATTGGAGTGTTTGAGTATTCACAGGCGTCCACTTACGCATCTTCCTTGTGGGAATGTGCAGTTACACCAAGTGCGGTTTTGCCCGCTTGTTATTATATCAAGCAAGGTACCTTGCCCACTCTTGTGTGGAAGCAACCTACCACTTTGAATTATATTAC